ATTCTGCTTTAGCTTGTTCGCATAAATTGATAGTTGCTTAATGTCGCCGTTCTGGACAGCTTCTTTTGCCATCTTACCAGACTCAGTGTTGTTGAACACTGCATAGGTGTAAACCCCTCTGGTCGATTCTCTAGGATAGCATGTCCAAGAACATTCTCGACACCATTGTGCTGATGCTGCCAGACCAACGGCACTTGTTTACCGTCGCAATCTTTAAACGCCCCAGAACGAATGACTCGCCCGTCAGAACATTTAAGATCATTCCTGGTAGCCCAACCAGAAAAATCATAGTTCATAGAATCTTCTTTCATTGATTATTATCTACGATTCGCATACGCTGAAAGAGCAATGCGAGCGCCAAGATTAATAGCAGCGCCAGCGGCAGCACCTACTAAAGCTTTACGAACATAAACTCTAGCGGCCGCTTCGACAACACTTTTTCCGTTTGCTCTGTGTTGATAATATCGTACTTGAGATGCTCGTCCGAATCCAGCAGCATCGGCCGCAAACGTACCCCAAAAATTTCTTTGTCTTGCGGATTTGGCTTCTCTATACTCTTGTGAGTTCTTGCTTAGGACTCCGGCTTTAGCTTTATTTTTTGCAACAGTCCATCGGTTTTTAATATCCAGATCATGCTGCCTAGAAGTAGTTACTGCCCTACCCCAAGAACCAGGGAGAATTGACTTCCTGGCAATCGTTCTCCTAACACCCCACTTCATGCCTTTAATTCCAGAATGATATAGACATGAAGCATAGAGACTATTGTAGCTAGTAGTATACATTACTGAGTTACAGGCGTTTCAGAATTCTTAAAATCAGAAGAGGACTTAACCATCAGGGCGCCAATAAATACATTTACGGCAGCGACAATGCCGGTTACCACTTCTGGATACGGTAGACCAGTAAGTCCATTAGAAATAAGAACTCCATTTACAGCGATGTAAAGAGTAATAAATGCTGGAATAAGGATACGACATACCCACTGAAGAGTGTCATAAGCTTTATTTGATAGTGTCATTATTTTCCTTTCTGACCATAACTAATAGTTCCTTTTAGTGGATGATATTTCATATTAGATTCATCGAGGCTGTGACCATATCTCGCTTGTAGGCGTTTTTGCTCATTTTTTAGACTGATTGATTGTCCGGCGTAAGCGCCAGCCGTCGCCATGACAAGCCCAGAACCTGTAATTAATGCCTCGCCAGCCTTCGCGATAGTATTGTTATGTGAGGTTGTCATTAATGCCCCAATAGGTATAGTGATTGCCGCAGCTATAAGTGCATTTGCGGCATACCAGTTTGCCTCTTTTCTCTGTTTATATAATTTTAGTAGTTTATCTTGTTGCTTTTTCTTTTTATCGTCACTAATATTTACTTTTTTATTTTCGAATTTATTTAATTGTTTTTTTTTATTCCTAATGCCCCACTTCATGCCTTTCTTTCCAGAATGAAGCAGATAAGAAGAATAAATATTAGAATAATCAGTATACATTATTCTCCTTTCTTATCTATTTCTATAATGAATGATTTCTCGTTCTCTAATTCCGAAAGTAGAGTATTGAATTCAAATCTATACGGTTCTTCAGCATCAGATACGATCAGAGTTCCACCCACAATTGGATAGCTATTCATTAAACTAATCATTGTCACGCAATTAATTACGTAGAATAGACATACAACACAATACAGAGTAGTATTAGTAAATAACTCGTTCCTAGTAAAGTATAGGAAAGAAAAAACAATAAACACTAAGAGCGTAATCACAGAAAATAGCTTAAATAGTTTTTTCATGTCTACTTCCTATTCTTTGAAATAATGTCATTTACCAAATTAACTCCATCTTTAACAAACCTCTGATTTCGCAGTGCGTATAAACCGCCAATGGTTCCGCCAATAGCAATAATATTCCTTGCAATGGTGAATCCTCGGTTTAATGGAGTAGTTGATAGCCTATTGTAATTTTGCTCAAGTTCCATTCGCCTATTTAAATCACTAAGCTGTTTATTAGACAAATATTTAGAACTCTTGCGTCTAAGATTTTTAGTCTGTTTGTAATCTTTTGAGTAGTGTGGATTCTTAATCCTATTCTTCAGTCGTTTTACCGAATTTCTAATTCCCCACTTCATACCCTTCTTTCCAGAATGCTCTAGAAATGAATTGTAGACATTATTGTAGCTTGCATACATTATTTCACCTCCGAGCCATAATAAAATCTCCATTCGCTTTCAGCAATTGACTTGTTAATTGCGTCAGCGACGATTGATGACGATGGAGGATCAAAAATTAATCTAACTTTGCAGAATACATAATTCTTAACAAATGGTCTTAACTTGCTATCTTGGCAAATTGATTCCCAAGTTGTTGAATTTGTAATCTCGCTAGGAATAGTTACCTTGCCGATCTGATCGAGCGATGAAAGTGCTGAATGAACCAACATTAAAATCTCTTGATCGAACGAGTCCGTGTCGTTTACTGCCAGATAATCTTTAATACTGCTGAGGACTGTAGCCATAGTCTTGTTCCTCCTCAGGATAGTATTGCTGATCTGGATACTGCTGATCCTGGTAGTACTGTGGATCGCCACCATTTTGAACTTGGCTCATGTCGATAAGATTCTTGTTCCTGAGCTCATCAGCCGATGGTTCAGACGATGGCTTAAATCCAAGAGCCTGCCTAAACTCATTACCAGTTAGGACCTCATTACGACTCAAAGAATCAACAAGGCCGGCAATCTGGGTAACAGTAAGATAACTAAATGGCTTTTGGAATGCCATAATGGCTTGTTTTTGAGACCTAGCTGTCCTTGTTAGGAACTTCCTAGTAAACTCCAAAGTAACAGCATTGATTATCGGCGTCACAACTCGGTTGTAGTAATTCGTCATTGTGTCAGCAGTTGCTGTTCCGTTAAGAATTGTAGCATCCATACTCAACTGATCATACAATGTCTTAGTTAGACTTTCGATCTGAGGTAATAGTGCATTCTCGATCGGACGATTCAACTGTGTGATCTGTTCTGTAGCATCAATGTACGCAATTCCGTACTTAGAATTGTTTAATTGATCCTCAATGTTTGCTTTTCGCTCTTGTGCTCGTTCCTTTTGGGAGTCGCTCTTAATCGTGTATGGTAACTTAATGATCATGTCCAATTTCGAAGAATTGTTCTTCGCATCGGATTGGTCAAGAAGACTCAACTTGTAAGTCAATCGCTTCAAAGTCGAATTAGGGCTATTCATTACTTGATAGAATGGATTCTCGATAATTGCAATAGAACGTTTCGGAAGGATGATGTCTTCTTTATTGCCTGTCCTGTCATTGTAGACATTAACTTTAATGTTGTCTGGATACCACTCAATAATCTTAGCAACACGCATCGAATAAATATCAAAAGAATTGTTATTGATAATGCTACAAGATGTATCAATCGGTACTACAGCAACAACGCCCTCTTCAAGCATTGACGAGATCAGATCAATCATAAATTGCTGACTGGTTTGATCTTTATTAGCTTCTAGTTTTAGACACTCGTTTAGTGTACTGTCTATCGACTCACTAAAATTGTTGTTGTCATCAACGCGACAATGTTCAAATTTTGTTAGTGATACATCAACAGAAATTCTATTAGTAATAGAGGTCATTATGGTTCGTTCAGATCCAGATATTACCATAGCTTTATCCGGTCTATAATATGAACCAGCGCCATAATTGTTTAAATTCCTAGAATAATTATCTTGCTTATCTACAAGAGCATTCCAAGCATTTTTAAATCGATCACTTATACTTGCCAACTACTGTCACCTCCTTAATATGGATTATAACGATTTGTTAGTTTATCTATTTGATACTTATCTTCTAGCTTTGCTGCTTCGTTTAATCCCTTACTAGAGTCATTAGTTCGTCGATAATAATTTGAAGCTAGCTCATTAACTCGCTTATTTTCTTTAGCCGTTCCAATAATCAATGACGGAACAGCAAAAACGCTAAAACTCTTTATTAAAGAAACGCCAGCTCGCCTATATGCGTCGTTCATATACTTAGTGTATGAAGATTGTTTTTCAGAATCAGATATCATCTTTTCAGCCGTTTGTTTTAATTTATCTTTATCGATAATTACGGTCGGTCGTTTTGAATTGTATCCACTATATTTTCTATCGTTAATGTCGATAAATCCAGAATAGCCTTTTTTCTTAAGAGAATCATAAATTTTGTTATATGATTTATTAAGAGCATCATTATTAGATCTTAAAACATTCGCTCGATTTACAATATCACCAATCTCTCTTTCTGAGAGGTTTCTATCGACATTGTATTTTATTTTTGCTTTTGTGGTTCCGAGTGTCATTACTAACGAGTCAACTGTACTTTTAAAATCTTTATCTTTTTTGTACTGCTCGTAAGCTATTTTATTAAATTCATTAGGTGAAGCGATTTTTAATTTATTAGTTGGTTTGAATGATTTTCTAAACAAGTCGACGTCTAACATATCGCCACCCATACTTCCACGGAGCATATGTTCGCCGACAAGAAGAGTGTTATATTTTTTTGAATCTTTTTTATTAGTATATACGTAAAAACCGCTTATCTTTTCATTTCCCGAATATGTTGCAATTCTTCCGATAATACTATTCTCGTCTAGTGTATCTCCGGTAGTATATCTTAAGTGATTTCTATACGCATATGCGGCCGCAACAGAAGCACCCAAAGCGGCGCCAATAAGAAGTTTCTTTTCAAAATCAGTTCTTTTTACAGCAGCTATTTCAGCATTCTGTTTGCTCATGCCTTTTGCCATGTATTTATTTTTTAACTTCTCTTGTCTTTTGGACAGGCCATTCTGATCTATTCTATCACGAATCTTTGAATCTTGATACTTTGCTTTTAGAAGCTCTTTTTTGTATATGCTTTTTTCAGAACGATACTGTTGTCTTAGACTAGCAGTTCGTTTACTATCCTTACGGACTCCCCACTTCATTCCTTTAACACCAGAATGATATAAATAATTGTTCATCGTAATCACATCATCGTGCTGGAGGAAGAGCCATTTGAACAATTCGTTCAATATGTAAGTCTTTTACCGCTTTTGGTGTTTTATTTCTATACTCTACGTAATTAAGAGCGGCAATCTTTATTAGATTTTTAGCCAATTTCGCTCCGATCGCAATTTGTTTCCTGTACATAGTGGCAGCAATGATTCCATTAGCAATTTTATTTGAACGATTGTTGATATTTTGATATTCTGCTTTTTCTTGCTTAGTTAGTTTTTTATTTTTTCGAATCTTGTAATTCGCGTCATTACGCCAAGAATTGGTTACAGCATGCCCACCGATTACGCCAGAAAGTCGACCTGAACCGCCGATAAAATCTCTTTTAATCTTTCTTGAAGCGTACGCACCAAGAGCACCATACCCAAGCTGTTGTCCAATAGATTTTGCATATTCGGCAGCTCTTTTCCTAACTCCCCATTTCATTCCTTTAACTCCGGAATGATATAAAGAATTATAGTAAAGAGATTCATAATCCGTATACATTATCAAAAAACACCTCACTCAAATAGATCGCGATTTAGTTTAAATGCAACATATGCGTCGAGCATAGCCGCAACCGAGTCTATTTTTTGCTCGGCTTTCTTTTTGTATAGCTTCTTATTTCCATTTGTATCGATTAGCGCAATTGCATTACCCATACAAAATGACATTAAATCTTCGTCAAATAAAAGACTTCGATTTTCGGACAGTTTCTTAAGCTCTCCGAGCGGAACACTTTCGGTTTTTGAACCTTGCTTGACGGTTTCGATTCCAAATGGCCCATTCTCAGATTCCCATCTTGTTACGAATTCTCTTGCATTGTATGGGTCGTATCCGAACGATCGAATATCGTAGTCATTGTCAGTAATGAATTTGTCTAAGTCGTCATAAACCTCTTTGTCAAGATTTAGAGTGACACCATCCATCACCATCAATGATCCTTCTTCCATAAATGATTCATACTTCATTCGCATTGCGACAGGAAGTTTATTCATTGTGTCAGAAGTAATATAACATCTTGTCTTTATGCCATATTGATCATTACCGAGCGGGAATAAAAATGTAAATGCGCAGAAGTCATCTCCACGAGACAAGTCCGCACCCATAGAGCAAGGCATCTTCCAATAATTTTGTTTCCTGTGTGGAAGAGTCTCTTCATATGTAAAGAAATACGTATAACCTTCAAGCGGTATACCAAATCTCTTTGCAAGAATATCATTCCTTGTTGACGGGGACTTCTCAGCTCTCTCGACATCCAATTGGTATGTCTCATAAGAAACAGTCTTACCAATATTGGGCGAGGCTTTCATCCACATCGATGGATCATTAACTTCTTCAATACTGTCAAGACGATAATAAAAAATCGAAACGTGCGGATTGATATACTTTCCATGGAGAATATCTAGCAGCTCCATTTTAATAGTATCGCCAACACCGTTTCGAACAGTTCCTTCTGAACTTGTGGCTAGAATAATATAGTCATCAAGCTTAGATGCACCCTGTTCGATTGCGCCAATTACATCTTCTCGACATTCCCCAGAAAGCCACTCGTCAACGGAAGAATACTTTGGTCTAGCGCCTTGCAATTTATCAACTGACATCGGTCGAATTTCCAAAAGCGAATTCGTTAGGAAATTTTCGATTCCTTTTTTGGATGGTGTCAGTTTAATTCTATCTTTCCGACTGGCAGCGGTATTTTGAAGAGAGCCATCAGTTAAAAATTTAAACAGCGGACCTCTTGCTCTAGCGATTGCCGTCTTGATCGGACTTAGAGTTTCTTCTGCCTGTTTCATTGTTGGAGCAGTTGCTATTTGAGATGTAGTCTCAGTATCAACATTGAGACCATAAGCATGAATGCTCGATGCATAAATAGATTTAGCAGATCCTCTTGATGTAATTATGTACTGTTTATTGATCAGTCTCTTCTTGACTTGCTTAGTTACATACTTTCCACCATGACCATCAGCATTTGGAACATATACTGATCTCTCAACATAATACCACCAACCAAATAACTGCTCGGCCCACAATTTAAATGTGTCGAGTAGATGCATATCAGATCCATCAGTAAGAGTTAGCTCTTCATTACAGAATCGAATATACCCCTCAACTTTTGAGTCGTCATACCAGATGCCCGGATTGGAAATAAGATCGTCTATTCTGTTCATCTCATCAACGATCTCTTTGTTGACCGGAATTTCACCGTTAATAACTTTTTCGCGGAAGTCTCCATAGTACCAAGGAGTCGCTGTATTAGAGAACATGTAATAGATTCACCTACTTCCAAAGTGTTGTGTCATTTGGCGTTCTATCAATCATCGATCTATTCAGAATCTCTGTTCCGTAATGAATTGCTTCGTGAGTCAGATGACTTACGCACACAACATTGTCTGGATCAAATATGTTTCTAGATCTTTGCTTGATGTCGTCAAGAGTTAGCGGATTAATATGATGGATTAAGATCTTGTCGTTGATCGGAAAATCCTCGCATGCAAGATCGCAACCATTATCCCTAATTATTATGTCGTTACGAAATGATCGCCATTCGTATGATCGGTATATAGCTTGGTTTAAATATCTACTTCCACCAAATGTTGGGTGCGATACGATTCCGCCAAGTGATAAATATGCTAAGCGATCTTCGTAGGACTCAAGTTCCATCATTTCAGAATATGATCTAATCATACGGATCGTCTTCTGACTGGATTCCACTATAACTTCGCATAGCATCGAGAGCTTGTTGATACAATGCTTCTGAACTTCTTGACGCTTCGAGAGATTCAGTCTTTGCCTTGAGCAATTCGTTCTCTTGGACAAGTTTTTCGTTCTCTAACTTTTGTCTGGTCGATCCGAGTTTGAGATAATGGCAAATAACTTGAGACGATGCTGTTCCGTCAAGAATTTGTTGCTCAGCTAAATCTATAGCGTAGGATATAAGTTGCTTTTCCCTGGCCTCTGGCGTCAAAGCCGGTGCTAATCGCTTCTTCGCTCTTGCCAAGATTCCTCCTTTGCTTAGATTGTCTAGACTTTACAAACACTTTCATACGCTATGGACTCAGAATGTGAGTAGTTATGCTATGCTTGAAAGGAGACTGAACGCACCAAATTCAGTTTTGGAGAGGTGTTGGTTTCATCCCAAGTCCACAGCATATGAA